CTTTGGGTTTCGTGGTTGTCGGTGGGGCCGCCGGAGTCTTATCAGACTCCGCAAGCGTTTTCCCGGCAAACACAAGACCAACAACGGCGGCGAGCGCCAGAGGATCCATTGATATTAATGTATCTTTTTTTTGGACAAAGACCGAGTCCAACGGACTCGTGATCCAGGGCCTTGGGGAAGAGGGAACACAATGAGTCCTGCGGACTCATTGGGGGCTTAACGCCCCCACGTCTTAACACCTTTTGTGTAATACCGCTGCGCAAATCGGTCGTTCTGGTACTCACCAAACGTGTTGATGGGGTTCCAATCGATGACGCGCAGAGGCAAAGTCACGTACGTGTTTGGAAAGTCATAGGTCTGTTCGGACCAACCCTTCTTCCAAGAGGTCGTCGTCTGTTCGCGGAGAGAATCCTCAACAGTCGTCTTATCTTCGAGAACAACCTGGGCTGGGCCGTAGAACACACCCTTCTCGTTGACAATGTCCAAGTAGCTAAACTGTGGCATTATTAATATAGACTCATATTTAATTTTAATTGCCAGCCTCCATCTGGACACGCTCTGGGAACTTGGAGTAGAACCGATCTGGATCGCAAGCCGCTCCACCTTGGTCGTGACACTTGGCGGCGAATGGTTTGCCGTACGCCGCCTGAGCAAATGCTGTTTGATCGTTTGGAATCGTTGTTGCGGGCATGGAGTAGAAATTACGCTCGGCATCGCGCTGACGCTCAAACGGGTGAATCTGGCTCCAGACGCTCTGGACCTGTCCACGCACGCTTGGGTACCACGCAGCGGCTGGTCGATCTGGATTATCAACGTAATCACTCAAAAGCACGTTGCCCATTGAGTTTTCAGTCGTTGGCAAAGTGACATCTGGGCGAAAAATGCTCGAGTACCGAGCGTCGCCTATAGTCGAACGAAGCTTTCCATCCTTAATCATATTTGTGGTCCACATGTAGTACAAAATCGCAAGAGCTATACCCCCGAGGGCAAAAACGCGTGAATCCCGATTGATAATGTACACTATACACATGGCGTACAGAACGAAACGGGTCGTGGCCGAGACGCGCTGATTCGCCGTCTGTGTAGCCGTTGGCCAAAAAGTCAAGAGGTCACTTGACTTGAAGACGCTCTTGGGATCCATTGCTTCTTCTACTTGCGGAGATTCTTTTTCTTTTTGCCTGAAGAAGGGGGTAGGGCCTGTCTGCGTGGTGTTGGGGTGGGTACTCCACCGAGCAAGGATGCAAACGGGTTCCCTGCACCACTCCCCATCATCTGACTCAGCATACTGTTAACACCGGCCATCAGAGATGCCTCGTCCGGCTGGCCGTTCGGACCGAGCTTCATATTCTTGGCGCAATTCTCGGCGGCAGCCTCAATAGCGCTGAGTGTGTCCGGCGGGAACATGCTCAGAGTTGTGGAAATCATATACAAAGATGAAAGGTACTGCCAAATGGCATTCTTTGTATTGTCCGAACAATCCTCTCGCTTCCAAATCACATTTAGGTTCAGATTCTTTGCAAACTCATTCTCATCGCAAAAGAAAGACTCGTCACGGGAAGTCATTTGTCCGGCCCACGGTGCCACCTGTTTCATGAACGTCTTGCAATCCGGGCCGGTCTTGACGGGCTCGTCGGGAAACACAGTACTGAGCTCCCCGAGGAACTGGGTCATCATCTCATCGAAAGCTTTTACGGTGGTCATTTAGGCAGTTAAAAACCCAAGTTTTTAACTGTTGCCCAAACTTAAAAAGGTTCCTTCAAAACTGGTCCAGAATCTCCCTGACCCTGGCTCACTATAAAATAGACGAGAATACCAACCAAAAAGGCTGGCTTGAAGTAATCGGAGTTTTTCTTCTTCTCGTTATTCATTTTTGACGTTGCGTATACATAAGCAACTACAATGGCTGCTGCAATGGCTGCTGCGCTCATAGGCTCGCGACAGTACTGATCCATATCTCTGTTATTACGTATGGTTTAATTTTTGAATTTTTGTCGGCGCGTCCGGAAACAGGGACTCGCCTTCATCTGCTGGCGCTGGTGTCGTGCCTGGAACACTGGGTGGTGTCAAAGAGTTATTCACCGTGACGGCTGTGTCAACCCCTCCTGGGGTCTTTCCAAACGCCATGTTCCCCGTGTTTTGGGGAAGGGAGTCGAGGTTTTCTTCCTCGGGCATCCCATCGGGAACCTCCTCCAAGTCTGGAACATCCTCTTGACCCTCCTCGTCCTCGTGGTCCATGTCCAAGTCTTCGCCGGCTGCGGGCAAAGGCAAGTACGTATTGAGAATCTCTGCTGTTGGGATCAGGTCTTCGATGACGACGCAAATTCTCTTGTTAAATCTATCGTTCAAATTGTTGTTGCGTTCCTCTTCGGACTTGTTGTCCACGATGATGCTGGGGTTCTCATACAGGTCCTTGGCGCACGCCTCGTAACACCGCTGGACAAATACGTCATTGGCGGGGAGCTTGATACTGATCTTTTTGGACTTTTTGTCGGTCCGAATAGCACTTAGGATTTTGACGTGAATCACAAACACAGCCGCCAACAGGTTCGGGAACAAAGACTGATTCTTGATGATGGCCTCTGTATTTTTGAGTGAAATTGAAGAGTTCCACGTCTTGACACCTCGGAGGAGCTCCTGGAAGACTCGCGTGGTGTTTTTGCCCTGAGACTCCTTCTTGGCCTCGAGCCAAATCTCCCAAAAGGCTTCGATCATCACGGGAATCATAGCGTCACAGAGCTTTTTGGTGAACCGGCGCTCGGACTCGTTCAGAATGTCCATTTAGTACATACGAAGGACTTATTTTAGGTTAATTTACGTACACTCCATCAAGCTGAGACTTCCAATAGTCTCGCTCATATTCGAGTTGGTGTATACGGGCAAGGAGTTCAGACTCAATCTCCTCCTTGTGCGTCAGACGGCGCTTGAGTCTCTCAATTTCGTTTTCAAATTGCTTTGAACGTACCTTATCCTGCTTATTTTCCTGTAAAGATTCCCAGGTCTTGTGTATCTTGGACCTTTTGTGTTGAACAAGTGACACGGCATTTTTATAACAAAATCCGGGGCGACAGGGACACGCGAGTTGGACTGAAACTTCCATATTTTTACATGAAAATTGAAGCTTTAATTCTTTTTCGTGACTCGTAGTTTCTCAGCCGTCTTTTTGAGGTTGACGAGACTCGGGAGATAGACCCCTGGGTCGACCTCTTCCTTTGCCATCTCCGTGTCGAGAGCGGCCGCCTTTGTCCATTGAACTCGGATATCGAGAGGACCTACGAGGTTCACTATGTACCCGAGTCTCTGGAGCTGACGACACATGTACCCAACAGTCTGTGGAAGGTCATACCTAGGAAAGCCAACAACGAAAGGAGGTACGGTCAAGATGGCATCTCGACTGCCCAAGTCCGAAGCCACCTTAATTTTACGACAAAATTGCTCAAGAAGGGCACGGTAGTACTCTTTTTTCGCAAGGTCCCGCTTCTTTTCAGAAGCGACAATTTGTTTGGCCGATACAGCCATCTATTCTAAGTGGTTAATTTTGGGGTGAGGGTGGTACGCGCCCCTCAGTACCTCGTCTGCAGGTTGGTCTGAGTAGAGATCATGTTCTGCTGATACGCGGCTGGGATACTTGATAGGTTCGGCTGGGGTGGCTGATTCTTGTACCCTTTCAGCGCACCTTCGAACTGGTCATCTAGATTCTTCTGGACATCGACCCAAGTCTGGTAACTTCCGGGACTGTACCCCGCCGTTGCCTCCACTGTATTCGTGTCTCCAATATTGAGTATATTCACGGAGCCATCGTCGTTGATTTTGGCATTGATATCATACTGGGTTCCGAAAAAATGCTTCGTATTGAAAAACATAATACGAGACTTGTAGCTCCCATCGGGCTGGATGTTCACAAAGACGGTATCTATAGGAGCCAGGTCGGGCTTCATAGACTGGACCTTTTCGATAATTGCCTGAACAACTACAGGAGGCACGGGGGCATCGAGGACGACATCACCAGCCGCATAGGTCGCCGTCTGACGACCGTTCCATATGAAAAAAAGGACGAGGACTACAAGGACCAGAACCGCGAGATCCTTCATTACTGTATACAAATAAAAAAGTGCGTTCCCCGCCCTCCCCAAAAACCCTCAACATAAATTAGATGGCACTTCTGGTCTATTCAGACAAGTGTAAATTTTCACAGGAAATTATAGGCTTCATCAAAACCCAGCCGGCTCTTATCGAGATTATCAGGTTTCATAACGTGACCACGTCTGGTGTACCTTCCAAAAAGATTACGAGGGTACCCACCCTGGTCACAAACGAAGGACAGATGTGTGTCGGCGGTGAAGTCAAGGCGTGGCTCGTGTCTATGGTCCCGACCGAGTTCGAGTCCTGGGACTGTAGCGGAGGTCTATGCCAGAACCTCGACGGCTCTGACAATCCAGGACTCTTTGATCTCGACAAGTACGGCGAGTCTCTTCAGCCCATACTGACACCTGAATTGGAGGCGAAGATAACAATGAGCGTGACGGATGCGTACCAGGCGCAGAGGAAATGAGACCAGTTGGGCGGGCTGCGTAGCAGCCCTTGACCCGAGTGTGATCGCGCAGCCCTTAAAGATTTCACGCACTTTCAAATGTAAGATGCATTTTCGCACGATTCAGGCGGCCGCCCTCAAGTCTGTCTTTGAGGTCCTGAAGGATATCATCAATGATGTGAATGTCTACTTTACCAAGAAAGGTATTCACATCTTGACGTTGGATACGGCCCGTGTGACCCTGGTGCACATGGACCTGAGCGCTGACAACTTTGAGGAGTACGAGTGTCCTACTGACGTGATTGCTGGCCTGAACATGGCGAACGTGTACAAACTCCTCAAGTCTGTGAGTGGTCAAGACACCCTCTTCGTGCGTATTGAGGGCCGAGACTATATGGAGATTTTCATAGAAAATCCAGACAAGAAATCTTCGACCAATTTCAAACTGAAATTGCTGGACATTAACGAGGACATACTCGAGTTTCCGGATATTCAGATGAATGTAGTGACGACTCTGCCCGCTATCGACTTTCAACGCATTACAAGGGACATGGGCAACCTCGCGACCGAAATGGATATCATACGTGAGGGGAACACGCTCGAGCTCAGTTGTAAAGGTGACTTTGCGGACCAAAAGACGGTCATCGAGTTTCCCGATACGGTCAAGAGGACCGGAAGTACCTTTAGCCTCAAGTACATCAACCTGTTTACCAAGGCGACCAATATGTGTTCGAGTGTTCAGCTCATGCAAGATTCTGAGAATGAAAACATGCCTATAATTTTCAGATACACAATTGCAAATCTCGGAGACTTGAAGTTTTACTTGGCACCTAAGGTTGAGGCTGACTAATTAAAGTTTATATATGATAAAAATATATGGAGGCCAGGTACGAAGAAAGGATACGTGCGTGTACGTCAGAAGCTGAACTAGCCGAGTATCTTCTTTCGTGTGTTCCTGTTATAAAGGAATATACGAAGGAGGTTGAAGAGACGACAACTTCAACGAAAAAGGTGGCGGGTGTACAGATATCGTCCCGTAAGGGTGTTCAGAGAAACGATATATACAAAAAGTATCTCAAAGAGGTTGAGGACGGGTACGAGTACAACGCAAAGGACAAGGATATTCATGAGAAACCCTGTCGCCAGTGTGGGGCCATGTATGCAAGGATATTTGACGAGTCCGCTTCCGAGGAGATTTGTAAAGAGTGTGGAGCTACTGAGTACATACTGGGCGACGAGGTGGGTTTCAAGGAGGAACAGGACCTCGAGAAACACATAGTGTATTCGTACAAGAGAGAAAACCACTTTAACGAGTGGATCAGTCAGTTCCAAGCTAAAGAATCCACGACAGTTCCCGAAGAAGTCATAGCCAAATTAAGAACTGAATTTAGGAAACAAAAAGTCAAGGACCTTTCGGAGATTACTCACGAAAAGGTAAAAGCCCTTTTGAAGAAACTGAACTACGCCAAGTACTACGAGCACGTTCCATACATAGCAACTATAGTTAGTGGCATCACTCCTCCAACGATGTCTCAAGAGCTTGAACACAAATTAAGACTCATGTTTCACGCTATTCAAACACCGTTTGAGAAGCACAAGCCCGCGAACCGTAAGAATTTTTTGAGTTACTCCTTTGTATTGTACAAAATGAGTGAGTTGCTCGGCGAGGATCAGTACCTCCCGTGTTTCCCCCTTTTAAAAAGCCGTGAGAAGTTGTACGTCCAAGACCAAATTTGGAAGAAAATTTGTGATGAGTTGAAGTGGGAGTTTATTTCCACAGTATAGTTAAGACGTTTCCGATGGTGTAACTTCAAGTGGTGAACCTTCAAGGCCCGTCTCGACGGTGAGCGCCGGTACAGGTTCAGGATTGAGTTCAATCTTCTCAAACTCGAGAGCTCCTATTTTATCTGGAAAATTGATCAAGTATCCCGTCTCGAGACCGAGGAGGCGCAGGTAGTTTCGGGTCTGAATTCGGTACGTCTCATTGAGTTTGCTTACCGACTTGAGTTCCACAACGACTTTACGATCGATGATGAGGTCCGCACGGATGTGGCCCACGTTCTGACCTTGGTAATATACGGGTACGATACGCTCGGTCTCATAAGGAGTCTTGCGGTCACGCAAGGCCACCTCGAACGCACAATGGTACACGGACTCGGAGTACCCGGGACCGAGTGAAGACCAAATGTCATCAGCAATAGTTCGAAGGCGTTCCTCCATTAAAAGGTACACGTCCGTCTCTTTTAAGGGAAGATGCTTTGGCCTCAACATATATTTTGTACACAACTCGTGTTGGGGGCCGTTTCATGGGCTGATGCGTTCTGGTCCATAGCCCCGGATCTCCCTATGATATTCCTCGTTCCATGGATTCCTTCATGGGCTTACATACAAGACTGGTGGGTCTATGCAGTCTTGTACAAGGTCCCTCACTCCCTTTTGTTTTCAATTTTGATCCAAAATTCAAGGATCCGAACCATATGGACCTTACATATCCTCCTTGACATATTGAGTCACAAAGGTCGATGGTCCATTGAACCTTTTTGGCCTTTGGGTGGTCCAGTGTCTGGTATCGGGGATGCTATCGTGTGGGTCTAGGCGGCGGCGATGGCAGGTAAGGCCAAACGGTTCGCCGAGGGCAGGGCAGGGGTGCGTGCTCCTACGCGACGGCGAGGGCGC